GAGGCGCAGGGCGACAAAACCAAGCTCAAGGTGTTCATCAACACCGTGCTCGCGGAGGTGTGGGAGGACCAGTCGCGCGACCTCAAGCCGCACGAGCTCAAGGCCCGCGCCGAGCCGTACAACCTGCGCGAGATCCCGCCCGGTTGCCTGCGGCTCACCGCCGGCGTCGACGTGCACCCCGACCGTTTCGAGGTCCAGGTGCTGGGCCACGGCCGGGGGAAAATAAAATGGACCATCGACAAGATTATTTTGCCCGCCGATCCGGCGCGCGACGACGAATGGCGCAAGCTGGAGGATTACCTCAACCGGCCGTTCCTCAACCGCTTCGGCCGCGCGCTGTTCATCGAGGCCACGGCGATCGACTCCGGCGGCCAGAACACACAGGACGTGTACAACTGGGCGCGCGAGGCGAAAAAGAAAATCCGCCACCTCATGGTCATCAAGGGCTCGAACACGCCGAACAAGCCGATCATCGCCGGCCGCCCGCAGTGGCAGGACATCAACCACCGCGGCCGCACGATCAAGAAGGGCGTGTTGCTGTGGATGATCGGCGTCGACACCATCAAGCACGCGTTGTTCGCGCTGCTCGCCGGCGACGCGCAGCACGAGGCCTCGGCGCGCAAGGTGCGCTTCAGCCAGGAGCTGGCGGACGAGTATTACAAGCAGCTCACGGCCGAAGTGTTCGACCCGGAGAAAAACAAATTCGTCCACCGCCGCGGCCGCCGCAACGAGGACCTCGACACCTGGGTGTACGCCTACGCCGCCGCGCACCACCCCGAGCTGCGCATCCACACCATGACGTCGCGCGACTGGGACCGCCTCGAGCAGATGCTCGAGCCGCCGCTATCACCGGTCGAGGAAGGCCCGCCGGCGCCCGATCCCACCGGATCAAATGCGATCAAATCCGATCCGCCGGCGCCGCCCAAGGCGCCGCCGGCGCCGGGCGGGCAGCAAGGTTTTGGAAGTGAGGAGTGGAATTTATGAACGGTCATTTTTTTCAATGGTCCATCCGTAAATTTGGTTACTGCGGGTGCATCGGCACGGAACATTGGTTTGTGATCTGGTTTGGAAAACGCTGGATGTTGACGCTGGGCCGCTTTGGAAGATTTGTCGGATGGGGATTCCGTGCCGCCCGGAAAAAATGAACCCGACGACCTGCTCGGCGCGGTGCACGACGCGGTGTATGCGCTGCTGGTCCAGCGCGGCGTCGAGGAGCTGACCGCGATCGCCGACACCCAGGCGCTGTGCCGCGACCTGCAGCGGGATCTCGGCGGGCGCGAGCACTACCTGCCGGCGCTCGGCAAGGAGTCGCGCCGCCGCCAGATCGCCGCCGATCTGCGCGCCGGCGTGCCGCCGGCCGAGATCGCGGCGAAACACGGCGTGCACCCCCGCACGGTGGAAAAAGTCGCAACGCAGACCAAACAAAAACCGAGCGATGATCCGGGGCTGGGCACGAAAGAATGGGTGATCGACTGACTGCATGCGTCTGCAATTTGTTTTTGAACTATAACCGGGAAAGTACCTGACTCCTTCCCGATAGCTACTCTACAGGGAAATTCAGACCGCTCTGGTAAATCAAAAATCATGCCAACTTCTCCGGTAATCCTTCCCTAGTTTTACCGCTTTCGCGCGTGCATCCTCGCGCGCACATGAAGCACGCCCTTACTCCTGCCGGCGTCTGATGGCCACCGCCACCCAGGCCGAAATCGATGCCCTCGAAGCCGCGATGAAATCCGGCGTGTTGCGCGTCCGTTTTGCCGACCGCGACATCACCTACCGCTCGCAGGCCGAGATGGCCGAGCAATTGAAGCTCATGAAAAACCAGCTTTCCGGCGCGCCCACCAGCGGCCCGCGCTTCTCGCAGGCGTCGTTTTCCGAGCCTTACGGAACATGACGGCCATGAAAATTAATCGGGAAAGTGCATTACCCCTTCCCGAAAACTACTCAGTTATTTATTCGGGAAAGTGCATGACCCCTTCCCGTGAACTACTCCTGCCGTCGCCTGATGCGCATTTCTTAACGGGAAGGGGTCATGCATGCTCATGACCGCCACCGCCGCCCAGCCCTCCCCGAACCTGCTCGACCGCGCCATCGCGGCGTTCGCGCCCGGCTGGGCCGTGGCGCGTTTCCGCCACCGTGCCACGCTGGCGTACTACGAAGCGGTCAAGACCACGCGCCTGCGGCGCGCGCGCACCAAGGACGGCAGCGGCGACCAGGTGGTGAGCGGCAACGCCGCCAAGCTGCGCACCTACGCGCGCGACATGGAGCGCAACCACGATATTTCGCGCGGCGCGCTCGACCGGCTGGTGCAGAACATCGTCGGGCCGCACGGCATCCAGATCGAGCCGCAGCCGCGCAACCTGAAGGGCGAAATTCTCGACGACCTGGCCCGGGACATCCTCGCGTTGTGGCGCGACTGGTCCAAACGCCCGGAGATTACCTTCCAGCACAGCTGGCCCTCGGCACAGCGCATGGCATGCCGCGCCTGGTTGCGCGACGGCGACGTGTTCGCGCAGCGCCTGATGGGCAAGCTCGGCAACCTCAACCACGGCACACGCGTGCCGTACTCGCTCGAGCTGCTGGAATCCGACAACTGCCCGCTCGATTACAACGACGACGCGCGCGGCATCGTCATGGGCGTGGAGCGCAGCGGCTGGGGCCGCCCGCTGGCGTACCACCTGTACAAAACCGATCCCTCGAAAATCCTGCGCCTCGTCACCATCGCCGATCTCAAGCGCGTGCCGGCCGAGCGCATGCTCCACGTGAAACTCACCGACCGCCTGCAACAGGCGCGCGGCATTTCCATTTTCGCGTCGGTGCTCACGCGCCTCGACGACATCAAGGACTACGAGGAATCGGAGCGCATTGCCGCCAAGGTCGCGGCCTCGATGGCGGCGTACATCAAGAAGGGCATCCCGGAAGATTACACGGTCACGGAGTTCGAGGCGGATGGCGTTACGCCCAAGCGCCGCGACATGAAATTTCGCCCCGGCATCATCTTCGACGATCTGCACATCGGCGAGGAGATCGGCATGATCGACTCCAAGCGCCCGAATCCCGAAGTGGAAAACTACCGCAAGGGCCAGCTGCGCGCCGCCTCATCCGGCATCCAGGGCCTCAGCTATTCCAGTTTCGCGCGCGACTACAACGGCACCTTCAGCGCCCAGCGCCAGGAACTGGTCGAATCGTTCGGCGCCTACGGCGTGCTCTCCGGCGAATTTTGTGACCGCTTCGTGTACCCGCCCTACGAGGATGTTCTGGCCATGGCGGTGTTGTCGGGCCAGCTCACGCTGCCGGCGGACCTGGACCCTAACTCGCTGGACGACTGCATCGTGATCCCGCCGCAGATGCCGTGGATCGATCCGGAAAAAGAAGCCAGCGCCTGGCAGCTGCAGGAGCAATCGCACTACGCCAGCGCGCCCGAGATCATCCGCCGCCGCGGCCGCAACCCGCGCGACGTGCTCGAAGAACAGGCCCTGTGGCAGAAGATGCTGGAAGCCAAGGGCCTCGCGCCGGCCGATCTCGCCGGCGCCGCCGCCAACGCCAACGCGCGCCGCCAATTGCGCGCCTTGGAATCGAAAACTGAGTAGTTCACGGGAAGGGGTCATGCACTTTCCCGAGGAACTTATTTGAGGAACGACTGATGAAGATACCGCGCAAACCCAAATCGCCATTGGCGCTCGCCCCTAAAGCCCCCGCGCCGATCGCGCAAGGCGAATTCTACCTGATCCGCGCCGCCGGCGAGGACACCGCCGAGGTGCTGATCTACGGCGACATCGGCGAGAGCTGGTTCGCGGAATCGGTCACGGCCACCAAGTTCGCCGAGGACCTCAAGCTCGTCGCCGACAAGAAGCTGATCGTGCGCATCAATTCCTACGGCGGCTCGGTCGCCGACGGCATCACCATCTACAACGCCATCCGCCGCCACCCGCTCGACAAGACCACCGTGGTCGACGGCGTCGCGGTGTCGATCGCCTCGCTCATCGCCATGGCCGGCGACACGGTGCAGATGGGCGACAACACGCTGATGATGATCCACGCGCCCTGGGGCTACGCCCAGGGCAACGCCATGGTCATGCGCGAATACGCGAACATCCTCGACACCTACTCGAAGGCCATGGCCTCAAGCTACGCCAACCAGACCGGCCAGCCGATCGACGAGATGCTGACGCTGCTCACCGACGGCAAGGATCACTGGTACACCGCCGGCGAGGCGGTCGAGGCCGGCTTCGCCGACGAAGTCATCAACGGTGGCGATGCCGCCGACACCGCGGCCGCCGCGGCGCAGTACCGCGCCCAGGCGTTCGCCCGTTTTCACGTTCCGGCGGCGGTCGCCGCTGCTTTCAACCCCAAGGAGATCACATCCATGCCCCTGAAAACCCCGAAACAGCCGGCGACCACCGTTGTCGTCGATCACGGGAATTTAACTCCCGAAGAAATTGCCGAAATCGAAAACAACGATTCCAACGTTGTGCAGATCGAGCAGGCCGCCGTCGCCAAGGAGCAGGCCCGCCTGGCGAAACGCAACACCGACATCCTCGCGGCCGCCAAGCCGTTCATGGCGCGCGAAGGCATCGCGGATTTCGTCAATCAGCTGATTGTCGACCCGAAGATCACCACCGAGCAGGCGCGCGAGAAAATCCTCGCCAAGCTCGGCGAAGGCGCCGAGCCGCTGAACCAGGTCCGCCCGGGCGGCCAGGACGAGCGCGACAAGCGCGTCCTCGGCATGGGCCAGGCGCTGCAGGCGCGCATGGGCGCGGACAAACCGGACGCCGCCAATCCGTGGCGCGGCCATCGCCTGATCGAACTGGCGCGCGCCAGCCTCGAGGCCGTGGGCGTGAAAACCACCGGCCTGTCGGTCATGGAAATCGCCAGCCTGGTGCTGACGCGCGACAAGCCGCGCGGCGCCCAGACCACCAGCGACTTTCCGGTGATTCTGGAAAACACCATGCACAAGCTGGTGCTCACCGGCTTCATGACGCAGACCGCCACCTTGGCGCGCTTCTGCAAGACCGGCAGCGTGTCAGACTTCCGCGCCTGGAACCGCATCGTACCGGGACTGATCGGCAATCTCGACACCGTCAACGAGCACGGCGAGTACAAGAACAAGCCGATCCCGGACGGGCAGAAAAACCCGGTGACCGCGACGCGCAAGGGCAACATCATCAACGTCACGCCCGAGGTGCTGGTCAACGACGACACCGGCTACATCCAGACCATGGCGCAGAGCCTCGGCGCCGCCGGCCAGCGCGCCATCGAGCGCGCGGTGTACGCGCTGCTGCTCGCCAACCCGACCCTGTCCGACGGTGTCGCGCTGTTCCACGCCACCCACGCCAATCTCGCCGGCTCCGGCGCGGTGCCGACGGTGGACCTGCTCGACACGGCCCGCGTGGCCATGAGCAAGCAGACCGCCCCCGGCGCCGATGCCGAGTACCTCAGCATCCAGCCGGCGGTGGCGGTGGTCACCGACGCGCAGGCTGGCAACATGAAGGTGCTGGTGAACGCGGTGTACGACCCCGACACGGCCAACAAGCTGCAGAAGCCGAACAAGGTCAACGGCATCGTGCGCGACGTGGTCAGCAGCCCCTGGCTGACGGGCACGACCTGGCACCTGTTCGCCGACCCGAACATCGCCCCGGTGATCGAGGTGGTGTTCCTTGACGGCCAGCAGACGCCGATGGTGACGGAGGAGGTCAACTTCCGCACCTCCGGCCTGGCCTGGAAGGTCGAGCTGCCGTTCGGTGTCGGCGCGGTGGACTACCGCGGCGCCTACCGCAACCCGGGCGCGTAACGACCGGATCATCCGCCGAGGTGACTAAGGCGGTTTCCCGATTGATAACTGACGAGAGGAAAACAGCATGAACAACTACATCAACGAAGGCGCCATCCGCACCTGGACCAACGGCACCGGCGCGAACAAGGTCTCCGGCCAAGTGGTCGTGGTCGGCAAACAGATCGGCATCTGCACCGTGGACATCGCCAACGGCGCCAGCGGCGAGGTGGCCTTCGAGGGCCGCTTCAATGTGCCCAAGCTCAGTACCGCGGTCATCCTGCACGGCGAGATGGTGATGTGGGACGCCTCGGGCGCGAACTTTGACGACAGCCTGGCGACGCCCGCCGCCGGCGACGTGACCAACGCCGCGATCGCGTGCCAGGACGCCGGCAACGGTGTGACGACCCTCGACATCCAGCTCAACAACCGCCTCGGCATCGTCGCATAAAGAAAAACGGTCTGAATTGTCGGAAGTGAGCAGTTTTCGGGAAGGGATAAAGCACTTTCCCGATGATAGTGGGGATTTTCAGCAAAGCGGTCTGAATTGTCGGAAGTGAGCAGTTTTCGGGAAGAGGTAATGTACTTTCCCGATTATTAAAAAGGAGCACCGATGGACTACGGCTTGACGCTGGCGGCGATCCTGGCCACGCAGGGCGAGGCGGTGACGGTGACGGTCGGGGGAACCCCGTATCCGCTCACCGTCGCC